TGGTGTTCATGAAGGGCGCCCAGGTCGGCGGCACCGAGTGCGGCAACAACTGGATCGGCTACGTCATCCACCAGGCGCCGGGCCCCATGATGGCGGTCTCGCCGACGGTGGAGCTGGCCAAGCGCAACTCGAAGCAGCGCATCGACCCCCTGATCGAGGAAAGCGAGGCGCTCAAGGGCCTGGTCAAGGAACGCCGCAGCCGAGACTCCGGCAACACGGTGCTGTCGAAGGAGTTCCCCGGCGGCGTGCTGGTGCTCACCGGCGCCAATTCGGCGGTGGGGTTGCGCTCCATGCCGGCCCGCTACCTGTTCCTCGACGAGGTGGACGGTTATCCGGGCGATGTCGAGGGCGAAGGCGATCCGGTCCTGCTCGCGGAGCGCCGGGCCTCGACCTTCCAGCGCCGCAAGACGTTCCTGGTCTCGACGCCGAAGACGAAGGGGCTGTCGCGGATCGAGCGCGAGTTCGAGGCCTCGGACCGGCGCCGCTACTTCGTTCCGTGCGCAGAGTGCGGGGAGTACCAGACGCTCGCCTTCGAGGGCCTCTACTGGCCGGAGGGCCGGCCCCGGGAAGCGATGTACCGCTGCGCGCACTGCGGCTCGTTGATCGACGAGCACCGCAAGACGGAGATGCTCGAACGCGGCGAGTGGCGGCCGACCGCACAAGAGCAGGAAACGGACGGGAACCCTGACGGGGACGGCAACAAGCCGGACGGCCGAACGGCCGGCTTCCACCTGTCGAGCCTCTACAGCCCGGTCGGTTGGTTTTCCTGGGCCGACGCCGCGGTGATGTTCGAGGCGGCGAAGAAGAACCCGGACCTGATGAAGGGCTTCGTCAACACGGTCCTGGGCGAGCCCTTCGAGGAGGCGCACGAGGCGCCGGAATGGCGGCAGCTCTACGACCGTCGCGAGACCTGGCCGATCGGCGCGGTGCCCGCGGGCGCCCTGTTCCTGACCGCCGGCGCGGACGTGCAGAAGGACCGCATCGAGGTCGAAGTGGTCGCCTGGGGGTGGGGCAAGGAGAGCTGGTCGGTGGACTACCTGGTGCTCGACGGCGACACGGCGCGGCCCGAGGTCTGGAGCCGGCTCGATGAAATCCTGGCCAGGGACTGGCCGCGCCAGGGCGGCGGGTCCCTGCCGATCCGGGTGATGTGCGTCGATTCCGGTTACGCAACCCAGGACGTCTATGCCTGGGCGCGGCGCCATCCGCAGGCTTCGTGGGGCCCTGCCGGCGCGGCGGCGCGGCAGCCCCGGACCGCGGTGGCGGTGAAGGGGCGGGACCGCGACACGGCCCTGATCCTGGGCGCCTCCAAGGCCGACGGCGGCGGCCGGCGGCGGGGCTTGCGCGTGTGGTCGGTCGGCGGGCCGGTGGTCAAGGGCGAGCTCTACCGCTGGCTGCGTCTGGACCGGCCGACCGACGAGGAACTGGCCGAAGGCAAGGGTTACCCGCCGGGCTACTGCCACTTTCCGCAGTACGGCGAGGAGTACTTCAAGCAGCTGACCGCCGAGCGGCGGGTGATCCGCATCAAGAAAGGGTTCCCGGTTGCCTCGTGGGAGAAGGACCCGGCGCGCCCGAACGAGGCCCTGGACTGCCGGGTCTACGCCCGCGCCGGCGCCGCGATCTACGGACTCGACCGGTTCCGGGAGCGGCAGTGGAAGCGCCTGGAGGCGGCGCTTGGCAGCGCCAGCGAATCGCCGCCGGAGGTGGTGACGGAGAGCGGGCCCGCCCGCCGAAGCTCCCAAGGGGAGCGAAGGCGGGTGATCCGCAGCAAGTGGATGGGTTGAGACATGGCGTACACGGAAGCCCAGGCCGGGGCGCTGCGCGAGGCCCTGACCTCCGGTGTTCTCACCGTCGAGTACGACGGCAAGCGGGTCACCTACCGCTCGGTCCAGGAGATCAAGGAGGCACTGGCCGAGGTGGAAACCACGCTCGCCCGGGACGCCGGCAAGCGGGTGCGCCAGATCCGCGTCACCACCAACAAGGGGTTCTGAGCATGGGTCTGGTCGCACGCATGATGGCGACGTGGCGCGCCGCCCGTCACGCCGCGCACGGGTCCCGCTGGCCCGTGCACGAGGTCGCCGGTCAGGGTCGGCGGGCACTGGCCTGGCAGCCGGGCAACCCGGGCGCCGTCGCCGCGCTGTTCGCCTCCGGCCACGACCTGCGCGTCAAGTCGCGCGATCTGGTGCGGCGCAACGCCTGGGCCGGCAATGCGGTCGATTCCTTCGTCACCAACTGCGTCGGGACCGGCATCAAGCCGCAGTCGACGGCGGTCGACGACCGCTTCCGGGAGGCCGTCCACGCGCTGTGGTGGGACTGGTGCGACGAGGCGGATGCCGCGGGCCTGACCGACTTCTACGGCCTGCAGGCGCTTGCCTGCCGGGCCATGGTGGAAGGCGGCGAATGTTTCATTCGGCTGCGTCCCCGGCGGCCGGAGGATGGGCTCAGCGTGCCGCTCCAGCTCCAGGTTTTGGAGGCCGAGCACGTGCCGCTCACCCTGAACGCGACGCTTGCCGGCGGCAACGTCATTCGGGCCGGGATCGAGTTCGACCCGCTCGGCCGGCGGGTCGCCTACCACGTGACGCGGGAGCATCCGGGCGATCCGGCCATGCGGGCGGGCGACTTCGAGGCTGTGCGGGTGCCGGCGGACCGCGTCGTGCACCTGTTCCGGCCGCTGCGACCGGGCCAGATCCGGGGCGAGCCGTGGCTGGCGCGGGCGCTCGTGAAGATCAACGAGCTCGACCAGTTCGACGACGCCGCCCTGGTCAAGGCCAAGGTCGCGGCGCTGTTCACCGGCTTCATCATCAAGCCCAACCCGGAGGATGCCATGCTGGGCGAGGGCGAGCCGGACGAGGACGGCGCTGCCGTCGCCGGGCTCGAGCCCGGCACCATGCAGGTGCTGAGCCCCGGCGAGGACGTTCGCTTCTCCGACCCGGCCGACGTCGGCGGGACCTATGCCGAGTTCTTCCGGAACCAGCTCCGCGCGGTGGCGGTGGCCACCGGCGTCACCTACGAGCAGCTCAGCGGCGACCTGACCCAGGTCAACTACTCGTCGATCCGCGCCGGGCTCCTCGAGTTCCGCCGCCGCTGCGAGATGATCCAGAACGCGGTCCTCGTCCACCAGCTCTGCCGGCCGGTATGGCGGGAATGGATGACGAGTGCCGTGCTGGCCGGCGCTCTGGACGCGCCCGGTTTCGAGAGGAACCCGGCTCCGTGGCTCGCGGTCAAGTGGATCGCACAGGGCTGGCAGTGGGTCGATCCGGAGAAGGAGTTCAAGGCCATCGTGCTCGCCATCCGCGCGGGCCTCATGAGCCGCTCGGAGGCCATCTCCGCCTTCGGCTACGACGCCGAGAAGATCGACCGCGAGATCGCCGCCGACAACGCCCGCGCCGACGCCCTCGGCCTCGTGTTCGACAGTGATCCGCGAAAGGTCGCGCGGACCGGCGCCGCCCAGCCGGACGCTGAGCCCACGGCCGATGAGCCCGACGAAGAGCCGGAGCCCATGGAAACCGACAGGAGAAGCGCATGAGGATGCTGCCGCATATCGCGAGCCGGGTGCTCGGCACGCCGCTGGTGATCGGCCAGAACAAGCTGGAGGCCATCCTCGCCGTGCTCGGTCCGCGGATCGGAATCGAGGCGTCGTCGCTGGCCGCCGCATTCCACGACGAGGCGGGACGACCGCGAGCGACGACAGTCACCCCATCCGGAACTGCGGTGATCCCGGTGTTCGGGACATTGGTGAAGCGCGCCGGCCCTATCGAGGCGGCGTCGGGTCTCACGTCCTACGGGGAGCTTGAGACCGAGATCCTGGACGCGGCGACCGATCCGGCGGTGCGCACCATCCTGCTCGACGTGGACAGCCCGGGCGGCGAGGCGAGCGGCGTGTTCGACCTCGCCGATCTCGTCTACGAGGCGCGGGCGTGCAAGCCCGTGTGGGCGGTCGCCGACGAAGAGGCCTTTTCCGGCGCCTACGCCGTCGCCAGCGCCGCCGAGCGGGTCATCGTGCCGCGCACCGGCGGGACAGGCTCGATCGGCGTCGTCGCCGTACACGTCGACCGCTCGGCGAGGGACGCCATGGAGGGCTACCGCTACACCACTGTGTTCGCCGGCGCGCGCAAGAACGACTTCAACCCCCACGAGGCCCTCGGCGGCGAGGCGAGGGCCGCGCTGCAAGCCGAGGTCGACCGGGTCTACGAGCTGTTCGTCGAGACCGTGGCCCGCAACCGAGCCATGGCGACGGCGGCGGTGCGCGCGACCGTGGCCCGCCTGTTCTTCGGCGAGGCCGCCGTCCGCGCCGGGCTCGCCGACGGGGTCGGCACGATGCGGGATGCCCTGGCGGCGTTGGCCGCAACCATGTCCGGGTCCGGGGCGATGATCCGTGGGGTGACGGCGACCGTTTCGCCGGGATCCCCGGAAGCTTCACTCACGCCACCTGAACGTAAGGAGGAAAACATGACCGACGTCATCACCGAGACCGCGAAGCCGGGCGGCACCGCGCCACCGGCGGAGAACAAGACCGACTCCGAGCCGGGCCCCGACACGGAAGCGGAGGCGGGAAGGAAGACCGCCGAGGTGGTCGACCTCGACAAGGTCCGCGCCGAGGCGCGCGGCGAGGGCCACCGCGAGGCCGCCCGCATCGCCGACCTCTGCGCGCTGGCCGGGATGCCGGAGCGGACCGGCGAGATGATCGCGCGGCGGCTCTCGGCCGACGAGGTCCGCAAGGAACTGCTGACCCTCAAGGCCGGCCGGGACGACACCGAGGTGCGCAGCCACCTGCTGCCCGGCGCCGGCACC